TTTAGCTTCATCTGGCTTTATGAGTGGCGGTTCACTTGGTTTAACTATGTTAAAAGCTGAAGGTGGTTACATAACTGGACCAGGCACAGCGACATCAGACTCAATCCCTGCGATGCTTTCTAATGGTGAGTATGTTTTGAAAGCAAGTGCGGTATCTAGCATTGGTAAAGATGTTCTTGATAAATGGAATAATCACACAACAAGACCTATCCATCGTGCCACAGGCGGTGTTGTGGGTAACTTGAGTAATTCAGCAAGTAAATTCTCATCTCCACAGGTTGCAGTACCAGCACAGTCAAGCGTTCAGGGTGATACAAACATTCGAGTCGTTATGGTTGACGACCAAAGAAAAGTAGGTGATTACATCAATTCAGCAGATGGTGAGAAAACAATGATTGAATTTGTTAGAAGAAACAGCACTCCTTTGAAACAGTTATTGAGATAAGAAATGGACCAGATAATTATTAATGCGTACATGCAGGTACTTGGTGTTCCTCCAACAGCTAATCAGATAGCTTACTGGACAGATCAGGTAACAAGAGGGATTATTACACAAAGCAATTTAGCGTATGCCATAGCAAGGGTTTATACCACGCAAGAATTCTCCGTGTCTTCGGGAACAGTGTCAACAGACTTAAGTACATCTTCACCGGCAAAAACAGCTACACAAGTTTTTGTGGGTAAAGATATTCCCGCTGTGTACGGACTTCAAGATACCTTTACTCCTTTATCAGACGGGTTTAAAGCTATTAGTTTGGCTTTTATGGTTGGCTCTACTAATAATTCATTTAACAGTTTTTTACTTGATACAGAGAAAAGATCAGACTCGTATAATAAGAAACACCCAAATGGTCTTGGTGCAATAACACTTCCCCTGCAACCAAAAACTTATGGTGTGTTTTTATCGAATACAGGTTTGTGGTATGTAGGTGCATATAAACTTGGCGCAACTAAGTTACCATCTGCAACAGATCAAGGGTACTTAATTGTGCCAAAGATTAAAACATCACTGCCACAAGAACTAAGTTTCAATATCTGGTCAGGTACGTTTGGTTCTATAGGCGCAACGATAACACAAGGGACGCTTTCTGAGGCCTCTGCATCACTTGTTAAGGTGGTGCTTGGGCAGACCCCATTATCAAGATTTTTAGATACTACGTTAAATATTTTATCTGTTATGGATAGTGTAAGTTCTGCAGCATTTAAACTTGCAAATGCGGGTTCACAAACACCTGTAAAGTTAAGTTTTGATACTTATGCTTCGTTTAAGACAACTAAGACTGTATCACTTGTGGATTATATGAATGACACAGATACAGGTAGGTTGGCTGCTCAAAAAGGTGCTGAGGCTTATGAGAGAGCTCAGGCGTATGTTAGGTCGTATAACTCGACTGTGAAAATACAGGCGTTAGGTGGTTTGTACTTTAAACATAATTGGACAACAAACCTTATTGAGAGGATAGAGTATAGGACGGATGTAATTACATCAAGACTTGGGCACGAACAGAGAAGAAGCCTTCGTAGAAACCCAAGAACCTCTTTTGAGATGGTATTCACTGTTAATAAAGACAGACTGCAATTCATTAGTAATTTTCTACTGAGATTTCAATCTGCTATGACAGAGATTCCTATGCAGCATAGAGCTTCAAAGATTAAATCAGTGCTTGGTTCAGTGCTTGAAATTTCAACGCCTGTAAATGTTAATGATACAGTTTTATTTGGCTTTGATACTTATGCACCTGTTCTGGGAGTAGTTAAAACTGTCTCTCAACAAGGATTATCATTTTTTATTACTGTGTCAGTTGATAATGGATTTATTCCACTAAAAGGCATCACCTGTACACCAGTAAAATCTGGTCGAGTAAGAGCATCATCTATTCGCCATATCAACTCTGAAGTAGCCAATGTTTCTGTTGGGGTGGAGTTAACAGACAGCATTCCAAAACGAACTGTAAACATTCAAACTATTTCATCTACAAATATAGGCTTTCAAGACGCACCACTTTTCGATTTAGTGGCTAATTTTGCAACTGAGCCTGTGTTTTCGTTTGAAAAACGTGTAAATGAAGTTGATTTTGGGAATGTAAATAAAGTTTATGATTTGGAGGTTTTAGCCAGAAAAAAACTGCAATACCAATTTCTTGTTAATTTGGAGAAGGCGGACTTGAACATACTGGATATTTTTCACTACGCTAGAGGTAGGGCGAAAAGATTCTACATGACTAGCAACACAAATGACCTTATCATGCACCCAGATTTTAATGTAGTTACTGGGTCGAAAAACATGTATTTAAAGCCCTGTGGGCTTGGTGATCTTAGTAATCTGTCTTGGAACAAATTGGTGCGCATTTATCTTCGTAATGGCAAACGAATTACAGCCACTGTTATTCGTGTCGAACCCCTTGGAGGTAGTAAAGAACTAGCTATTTTTAAAGAGGCTTTTAACTTCTCATTCAGCTCCTTGGATGTTAGAATGATTAGCGTAATTGACCTTTGCAGATTCTCATCAGACTTGCTTGAAGTTTCATGGATAACCACGTCTCTTGCAAGTGTTACCACTCAAATTGAGGTTATAAACGGGTAATGTCATACAGTAATAATGAAACGCTAAACCAAATAGAACCAGTTGAACTTTTTGTGTTTAATTACGCAGGTCAGCAGTACCGATTTACTTCCAGTGATATTGCTGTGACGAAAGATAGTTTAGTCTACACAGCAGTTCCGATAAAGCGAACAGAGCTTGAGGTATCTAACGATATTGCTAGAACAACGATTAATATAAACATCGACAAGAATAACCCTATTGCCCAAATTTTCGTGCAAGGGTCATTGACTATGCCTATGTTTGTTGACGTGTACTCAGCACACGTTTTTGATGATGGGAGTATGGAATTCACTGTAATGTACACAGGTAGGGTGACTACTTGTGACTTAAGTGGGGTTGAAGCAAAATTGAATTGCGAACCTATCTTCACAGGGTTAAAGCGAATGGGCTTACGCAGGGTTTATGAAACTACTTGCTCTCATAAACATTATGATACGAATACTTGCTGGTTTGGTAGAGCAGATTTAAGTGCATTTAGTCAGACTGTATCAGGTGTATCACAACATAATAGTAAAACACTCTATGTGCCAAACCCCACGGGGAACGCTGCGATTGATAGGTACTATTCTGGCGGCATAGTTGAATTTGGTATTTTTAAGTTTTTCATCCAAGACCACTCAGTAATTTCAGAAATATCTGGAAGAGTTGCTGTAATTAGATTTTATCGACATGTCGCACCAAGTGTTATTATTCCAGCAAGTGTTACTATGCGACCAGGGTGTGACCATAAACTATCTACATGTAATAGTATGTTTAATAACGTAAAGAATTTCTCAGGGTTTCCTTATGTCCCTGATAAGAATCCGTTCAAAGATTCAAACGTACCCTTTGGAGGTTAATCATGGTGGGTTGGCTCATAGCTGCTATCGTTTTAGCAGTAATCAGTATCGGAATTTCAATATATAGAATGGTGACAGCTAAAGGCCCTCCAGAGCCACCTGTCCCAGCTAAGAGTGAGATAGATTCAATACCTGCCGCAGATTTAGGTAAGGCTATTCCTGTCCTTTTTGGTACACGAATTTTATCTCAAGCTAATGTTGTTTGGTGGGGTAATCCATCAAATGAAAGAATAAAAGTTCAGTCGAGTCAGATTCCATGATGCAGTTAACTGAAGATCAGCTTGATATGGTGGTATCACCGAATGTAATGCGACAGCTTGGTTGGTGCGTTAAAGGCTCAAAATCATACTTGGAAGCATACGGAATAAACTTTAAAGATGCTATGGCAGGAAGACTAACAGTTAGACAACTTGTTGAGGCATCAAAAATTAACCCTGAAGGGGATGGAAGTTTTGTTATGGTCATAAATAAAGTCATTGGTGGTGCATAATGGGTAAGGGTAATAATGACCCCTCGATAACCATCGGGTATAAATACAGAATGGATATGCACTTGGCTTTATGTCTTGGGCCTGTTGATGCAATAAAAGAGTTTAGAACCCCAGAGGTTTCTATATGGAAAGGTAACGCTAAACAAAGCGGGACAATTGCTATCGATAAACCAGATGTGTTTGGAGGTAAATTTAAGCAGGGTGGTGTTGTTGGTAATGTTGAGTTGATGATGGGGGATTCAAATCAGACTATTAATTCAGACCTTCGTGCGGCAATTCTAAAATCGCTTCCAACTGCTCTTGTACCTGAATATAGAGGTGTTACAACCCTGTTCTGGAATAACTTGCATTATCAGAGCAATACAGCCAGACCAAAGCCTTGGACTGTTAGAGCAACGAGAATACCATTTAAGAACCAAACAGGGTCTTGGTTGGCAGTTTTGTCAAAAAACTATGGGACAATTCATTCTTTAGATATTCCAAATGAAGCACCTCAATTATCAAGTGCATCTATTTCAGAGATTGCGAGACAGATATACAGAGAGGTTAAATCTAAAGATACATCAAGCAGTGCTAGTGATAAACCCACAAGTACAGATGTGGGGTCTGGCACTAATCTTACTGGTGAGAACAATCTAAAAAGAGTTACGGATAAGGCAGGAGTCTATGACGTACTTGATGGCACAAATGTTTCATTAAAAACCGTGGTAGACAGTAAAGGTAACCTTCTTGATGGCACACAGATTGTTTTTGACAGCACAACTTACACTAGAGCAAACAATGTTTTCAAAGACACTGCAGGTACTACATTTGATTATGATGTAGAAACTTTAATTCACTATATTGGGGACTTTTCTGTTCCTATTAGCGGGGCAAAATACCAATCCCCCTCTAATGCCCTTGATGGCTACGGTGTTAGGTTATACAGAATGAATGAGATTGCGCCAGTAATTCCAAGCGATCTACCTTTGGATAATGGTGTAACCAAAATTGTAACAACTATAGAGTCGGGGTCTAACTACCTTGGTAATACTGCAGCAAACAATGCGTCAAAGTCTGATTTGGCCGATTGGCTTACGGCACTTGGTGGTTCTCCGAACATCAGTATTGAGGATAGACTGTTAAATTTTAGCAAGGATATGAAAAGCCTTACTTGGGGTGGTATATCTTATGAGATGCGGGAGACAAAATTTTTCAATGGAAGTACATTCAAGATGTATTACATGGTTAATTCTATTGCGAACATATTTCCATTTGAAGTATCGGACCGAGTTGTCGCTGCTGGAGTAACTACAGCAGATATTTTAAGATCAAAAGGGTCTATCCAAGATTTTACTTATTCACGAATGGTAGTGACGCAGACAGCAACATTGGAATCTGGTGCAAAAACACAAGTAACAGAGTCTTCAGATATAGTTGCAGCTGAGATTATTAGGCAGGAAGATGCTAACCCAGCACTAATTATTGCAGAGTGCTTAACAAGCACTGTATTTAGTTTAGGCTACCCAATTGATAAGCTAGATGAGTATTCGTTTACTGTGACCGCTGAGAAGCTTTATAAAGAAGGGTTTGGCTTGTCTGCAACATGGGAGAACAGCTCACCAGTCGAAGAGTTTCTGAAGCTTGTTTTACAAACGATAAATGCAGTGCTTTATGTTGACCCATCAACAGCTAAGTTCGTGCTAAAGCTACTTAGACCTGATTTCAATTACGCAGACCCTTCAGGCAGTTTCAAGGTGAAAATTGCTGACGGAACTAACATTGTTGAGGTCAGAAAATTTACTCGATCAGCTATGTCAGAAACGGTTAATCAAGTCACAGTGCAATGGACAGGTTCTACAAATGGTAAGTTGAAATCATTGACTGTAAATAATCCTGCGTCAATAAGCATGTCTGAGGGAATTGTTGCTGTGTCTAGGGATTACCCTATGATTATTTCAGACTACATCGCAAGACTGGTTGCAGAGCGAGATTTAAGTATTTTAAGTCAACCATTGTCCGCAGTTGAATTGGTTGTTAACCGCGATTTTTGGAACATTGCTATTGGAGATGTTATCACTTGGAATTGGCCAGAATATGGAATTATAGGAATGCCGCTTAGAATAAGTTCTGTTGCGTATGGACTTAAAGATAATGGGCAGATAACACTTACCTGTATTGAAGATATTTTTAGAGAATATGAGACGCAGTATGTCATACCAACAGGTGACAATTGGTCAACACCAGTAGCACCTCCATCACCATCTACCTATGTTGAGGTAAAAGAGTTAAATTTATTTGAATTTAACTTAGTGAAAAGTGCGTCTCGTTTTGGCTTATTAGAAAATGATCTGGACACAACAACAGGGCTTGTAGCTGTATTTGCTTCGAG